CGAGGCGTCGAGCACGACGTGGCCGGCGCGGTCGAGCGCCCGGGGCAGACGACGCCGCATCCGCCGGCGGGCGTCGTCGAAGCTGACGTCGGAGGAGACAGGCATCGGACCCTCCTCGCGATCAGGTGAGGCTGACCGCCACGTAGATGACGCGCCCGCGGTTCATGGCCGGGGCGGAGCTGATGACCTCGCGGTGGTCGCCGCGGACGGTGACCGCCGTACCGGGGGAGAGCAGCTGCTCGAGGTCGTCGACGTCGGGGTTGTGCTCGGGGGCGGCGAGCACGGTCACCTCGGCGACGGTCTCGACGCCCTCGCGGTCACGGACGAGCTTGCGACCGGGGGAGTAGACGACCCGCACCGGGACGGGGTCGCCGGGCAGGGGCGCGTCGGAGCTCTGGCCGCCGGCGGGGGTCACGATGATGACCTCGCGCGCCTGGCGCGGGCTGAGGCGCCTCATGGGCGCAGGCCGAACGGGTAGCGGCGGTCCGCGGGGTCCGGGTACGGGCGGGCCGGTGGGAACGAGCCGCGGGGCGAGAGCTGGCCGCCGACGGCTGAGCCGTTGGACTGAGACCACGTGCGGATCTCGGCGAGGATCTGCGAGCGCCGGTCACGCCACGAGGAGCGCACCAGGTCGGTCTGGTCGTCGGTCTGGCTCGTGGGGTTCTCGTAGGCGATGCCGCCGAGCTCGAGTGCCCACGCCCTGAGCGGCTTCGCCGGCTCGGCGGGGATGTCGTTCCAGCCGGTCGCGCCGAGGATCCAGCCCTCGACAACTTCGAGCACCGCGGCGCACTGGTCGTCGTCGACGTCGCCGGTGCTGTACCCGAGCCAGCTGCCGAGCTTGGCCGCGTCGAAGAGGACTGTCATGCCGGGGACCTCCTCGAGGCGCTGTGGGGCAGCAGGCGCCCGCCCGGCCGTCTTGGGGGAAGAGGGCCGGGCGGGCGGTCTGCGGGGAGGTGGCGTCAGCCGGTCGTCAGGACCCGGCCGCGGCCTTCTTCTTCTCGGCCTCGAGGCGCTCGGCCTCGGCGGCGGCCGCCTCGGCCTGCTCCTTGGCCCGGGCCTTCGCCCGCTCCTCGTCGGCCTTGGTCACCGCGGCGACGAGGACCGGCTTCTTCTCCGCGGTGAACTCGGCGATGTCGACGCCGACGACGCCGGCGTAGGCCTCCCAGACCTCGCGGGTGTCCCGCTCGGCCGGCAGCGCCTCCGGGACCGTCACCTGCGGCGGCGCGGGCGGGGCGCTCTCGCCGATCACGGACGCGAGGCCCGAACGCTGCAGCGCGTCGAGGACGGACTGGTCGACGCCGTCGGGGATCTTGTCGCCCTTGTCGACGACCTTCTCCTTGTCCTTGACCCGGACGCAGAGCGGCACGTTGGCGGTGTACGTGAGGCCCATGTCAGGCCCCCGTGATCCGCCGGGCCGCGCGCGGCTCCTGGGCGATCGCGATCATGGGCCGGCGGCCGCGGATCAGCGTCTCGTCGTTGCCCAGCGGGTTGCGCCGGGTCCACGTCTCGATGCCGGTCTTCGGGTCGCCGGTGTACTCCGGCGACGGGATGCGCTTGAAGGCGCGCGAGCCGAAGACCTTCCGGTCGAGGACGACCGGGTCGGACCCGGCCGGCATGACCGCGGGCGCGATCGTGATGCCGGCGATCTCCGGGAGGCGGTTCGTCTGCACGACGCCGTTCTGGTTCTCCCGCGGCAGGATCCCGAGGACGTCGTAGGCCACGTCGGCCCACTTGTCCCACGGCACGAGCACCGTGTCGGCCTCGTAGTCCTCGGGCTCGTTGTTGACCTCGCCGACCGCCTTGCTGATGGTGTACCACCAGCCCTTGGCGTCCTTGGCGACGGTCTTCGTCACGACGGTCTGCACGATCGCCACCGCCGGGGTGTCGATCTGGCGGCGCACGGAGCGGCCCACCTGGCGGGCCGCACGCTGGATCTCGTCCCGGTTGGACTCGAGGAGCTTCTCGTCGGTGACCGGGACGTCGATGCCGACCTTCGGCACCTTCGCGAAGGCGGCGTCGCCGTCGGTCGGCATGGCCCGCGGGTAGACCGCGCCGGGCGCGACCTCCTCCGGGTTCCGGGTGAGGTAGACGCCGGCGGAGACCTCGTAGAGGACCGCGCCGTTCGTCTCGATCGTGGTCGGGAAGATGAAGTCCGACAGGAAGGTGTTCGCGTTCTCGTCGTTGACGAGCCGGTTGACCTTCGTCGGGTCCTTCATGAACTGGTGCAGGCGCGCGATGTCGATCTCGGCCTGCGTCGGCACGCTGGGGTAGATGGCACCCATGATGTCGTTCTCCTTGCTCAGGCCGTCAGGTAACGGCAGGTCTGGCCGACGGTCGCCTGGCCGGAGACGCACAGCCCGAGGCGGAGCACCTCCGCGTCCGTGCCGACGGTGAAGGGCGCCACGCGGCCGGAGCCGGAGGCCTTGACGTGCTGGCCGGCCGTGACGGCGGCCGAGACGGCCACCTCCTCGATCGAGCCGGCCGGCATGTGCACCGTGACCTTCTCGCCCGCGGGGGCGTCGTGGCCGGCGATGCCGACGTACTTCTGCGTGCCGCTGGCCGCGGGGCCGACCTGCATGTTGCCGGTCACCTCGACCGGGGTGCCGCCGGTGACCGCGGCGGACGCGGTGAACGTCTCCGGCTGGCCGCCGGCGACGACGGGGGTGTAGTCACCCATGACTCAGGCCTCCTGCTTCTGGCGGGCGTGCTCGGGGAACATCTCCTCGTACTCGTCGGTCACGGTCTTGTCGTCCGCGGCGTCGGCGTGGCCGAGCTCCGCGAGCGGGATCGTGCCCTTGGCGAGGCTGTTGAGGACGGTGCGGCCGCCCTCGTCGTCGGCGCGCAGCTGGCCGAGCCAGTGGTCACGCCTGGCCGCGGGGATGCGGCCGTCCTGGATCGCCGCCGCCACGACGGCGACGCGGTCGGCCTCGAGCTGCTCGTTGCGGGCCTGGCGGCCGGCGGCCGCGTCCTCCCGGAGCTGGGCGAGGGTGCCCTCGTCGACGGCGACGGTGCCCGGCGCGGTCGGCGCGCTGGTCGCACGCTCCCCGAGGGCCTCGTCGACGGCGGCGAGCACGGTGTCGGCATCGGCGTCCGCGGAGACACCGAGCTTCTGCCGCAGGGCGGTCATCTGCGTGTCGTTCATCGCAGACGCTCCTTCCTGTGAGGTGTCCCTGGGCGCCGCAGCGGCCGGAGACGGGGAACCGGCCGCGGACGCGGCCGGCTGCTTGGGGGCCGGGGCGTGCGAGCGCCCGGCGTGCATGTGGATCGAGAGGTCGAAGCGGTCCTCGACCTCGATGTCCTCCTCGAGGACGTCCGGCTCGTCGGGAGCCGCGGTGCTCGTCTCGCCGGCGTCGGCCACGACGCCGACCCGGTCGGCCAGCCCGGCCGTGACGGCCTCCTTGGCCGTGTACCAGGTCTCCTCGACCATGACCGCGCGCCACTCCTCGTCGGTGCCGCCGGCGACCTCGGAGTAGACCGAGGCGATCGCGTTGGACGTCGAGTCGAGGAAGTCGGCGGCCTTGCGCATGAGGGCGGCCGGCCCGTAGGCGAACGTGGAGGCGTCGTGCACCATCATCTGCGTGCCGGGAGACATCACGGTCTCCTCGGCGCCGCAGGCGATCACCGAGGCCGCCGATGCCGCGACGCCGTCGACGACCGCGACCACCTTCGCCTTGTGGGCCCGAAGCATGTTCAGCATGGCCATGCCCTCCCAGACGTGACCGCCGGGGGAGTTGATGCGGGCGCGGATCTCGACGACGTCGTCGGGCAGGCTGTCGAGCGCCTCGGCGACGTCCCGGGCGCTGATGCCCCACCAGCCGCCCCAGGCGTCGATCGGGCCGTAGATCCGCAGCGTGGCCACGGAGCCGGCCGTCGAAGAGCTGCCGGCCGAGGAGGACTCCCCGTCGCCGGCGGCCGCGACGGTGACCGACCACATCTCGGAGCGGTTCTTCGGCGGCTTCTTCTCGCCCCAGAACCGCATGCGCGGCACGTCGAGCGCCGCCGGCGGCGGGCCGGCGTCGTTCAGCGCGGCCATCACCTCGGCGCCGGGGTCACGCAGCGGAGTTGTCACGGGTGTCTCCTTCGGTCTTCGTGGGCAGCCCGAGGCCGAGGCGCACGTGCGCCTCGAGCCCCTCGTCGGGGGTGAGGACGCCGGCGTCGACCAGCGTCTTGATGGCGACGGCGAGCGCTCCTGCGTTGGAACCGATCTCGTCGAACACGAGCTTCGGGGCGGGCTCGTTCTCGCCGTAGTTGAGGTCGACCAGGTCCTCGATGACGTGCGCGGTCGTGACGTCGGCGACGTCCTGCGCGACCGCCGTCAGCGACTGTGTGAAGAAGTCGGCGAAGGTCGAGCCGAGCGCCCACGACCCCGTCTGGGTGCCGAGGTTGAGGAAGTGCGCGAGCACCGCCCGGGCGATCTGCTGGTCGTGGTACTCGATCGGCTTGCGCGCGTCCGGCAGCTGGCCGTCGACGCCGAGCAGCTTGAGCAGTGCGCCATTGGGGATCGCGGCGCCAGCGTTGTCGCCGGAGCGGAAGCCGCTGGCGATGTCCTGGCCGGCGTCGAGGCTCTTCTCGCCCTCGGCCGCGGTGTAGACGGGGACACCGAGGCCGTTGCGGTCGATCGTCATCGTCTCGGTGCGCAGCAGCCGGTCCTTGAGCAGCCAGTTCTTGTAGGCCGTCCGGAGCAGGCTCATGCCGCGCCAGTTGCCGCCCTCACGCTCGTTGACGTACATCACCAGCCGCGAGACCGGGATGGTGATGTCCTTCGGGTCGGTCCCGACGCCCTTCTGCTCGATCGAGATCAGGCCGCCGTCGCGGGCGACGTTGAACTTGGCGATCGAGCGCGGCATCCGCGGGCCGAGCTTGCGCAGGTGCAGCAGGTTCGCGGCCTCGTCGTAGCGGTACAGCTGCTCGAACGCCATGTGCCCGAACGGCAGCATCAGGAGCGAGTGCCGCAGGTGCGTCGACCAGGAGAACCGGTCCCGCAGCCGCCCGGGTGCGACGTCCTGCACGCCCTTGATCGGCAGCCCGAGGTCGCCGGCGACGTGCTGCACGACCTCGTCGCGAGCGCCGTTCGGGTCGATCCGCCACGTCGTCGAGCGCACCGGGAAGGTGACCGCCCGCAGGACTGACCCGACCTGGGCGTCCTGCTTGCGCATGGCGTCGTAGACCGCGAGGTTCAGCGGCCACGCGAGCTCGGGTGTGGTCTCCTCCTCGATGCCGCCGGGCTGCCACCAGTCGTTGGCGGACTCGGGGGCGACGGCGTAGCCGACCTCGCGGACGCCGGCCTGCGTGCGAGCGCTCTTCGGCGACGGGGGAGGGGTCTCCTCAGCCACAGAGCACCTCCTCGAGGTCAGAAGCCGGTCGTCGCGACGTCGACGTCACGGGTGCGCCGGGTTCGGCGCTGGGGCGGGGTGCGGCGGCCCTCGGCGCCCGTGGCGCGCACGGGCGACGGAGGCGGTTCCTTGACGTCCCGCTCGCTCTTGCCGACGGCGTAGCCGGCGAGCATCGGCGCGACGATCGGGCCCTGGTTGACCTCGGTCGAGACCGTGCGGCGCAGGGTGTGCCGGTCGAGGAGCTTGCGCAGCTCGGCGGCCGCGAGCGCCTGCGTCATCAGCTTGCCGCCGCGGTGCCGGACACCGGGGGCCGGCACCGGGCGCGGTGCGTCGGGGTCGACGTCCTCGCCCGGCTCGGGAGGCAGCGGTCGCGGGTTTGCGTTGGTGTAGAACCACGTCCACGCGTTCTTGAGGTCGTCGGCGTCGAAGAGCTTCACCGGCACGCCGGCCTCGGCGAGGTCGCCGAGCATGAAGCCGCACGGGCCCTTCGGGTCGACCCACAGCTCGCCGCCGTGGTCGGTGACCAGCTGGCGGGACCGCTCGAGCATCCATGCGACGCCCGGCTCGTGGTCGATGACCTCGATGTGCATCGCGCCGTCAGACCGTCGGCCGGCGACACCGATCGTGCCGCGCTCCAGCTGCGGGTCGGCCTCGAGGACGTACCGCGGCGTGCTCCCCGACGCGATCGCGGACTCGGCGTCCTGCGCGCGGGCCCACGCCTTCTCCGGCACGAGCCAGCCCGCACCCTCCTCGCGGGGGTACGTCGACGCGCCGCCGCGCTCCCGGCCGAAGTCCTGGCGCGACATCCGCGAGAACTCCTTGGCCACGAACTCGTACGACAGTCCGCGGCCGAGCCGTGGGTTGACGGCCGCGATCTTGTCGAGGTCGTCGAAGTCCTCGTCAGGGTCGAGGTGCCAGCCGCGGTAGCAGAGGCCGCGCTCCTTCTTCTTGTACGAGCGCCACAGCTTCGCCTGGATCGTGGCGCGCATCCCGCCGGCGGACCCGGCGTAGTTGATCTGCGCGTTCTCGGCACCGGTGACGAGCGGCATCAGCGCCGCGAGGTGCTCCTCGGTAAGGCTCTGCGACTCGTCGAGGATCAGCCGGTTGTACCCCTGCCCGCGAGCCGAGTCCATCGTGCGCGTGCGGAAGTAGCAGACCGCGCCGTTGCGCAGCTTGATCGCGCGCTGGCCGTTTGCGCGACGCGGGCCGGCCTCGTCGAGCTCGGCCCAGAACTTCGGGGTGCGCTGGATCGCGGCGACCACGTTGTTGAAGACCTCGAGCGCCGTGTCGTCGCGGTGCGCGGTGTACATGATCTTCCGCTCACCGAGCATGAACAGCCCGGCCAGGATCAGGATCTCGATCTCGAACGACTTGCCGTTGCGGCGCGAGATCACGTCCGCGGTCTCGCCGGCGGCCCAGCGCTCGATCAACGTGCCGTCGCGCTGCTCGACCATGTTCGCGCCGAGCTTCTCGACGAGACCCTGGCGCTGGAAGTCCATGAGGTCGTAGCCGCAGTACTCCGCGAGCGTGATCGCGTCCTCGCCGTGCGAGAAGGCCGACTCGGGCACCAGGCTGTCGGTCGGGGTCTGGCAGCCCAGCGGCAGGTCGCGCTCTTCGTAGTCGGCGTCAGGCTCGAGAAGTGCGCTCAGCCGCACGGCGTGCACGCTCCTCTCGCAGCTGCTCCATGCGGTCCGGCCCAGTCACGACACCCTCGTCGTCGCCGTCCTCCTCCGGCTCGCCGCGGCCGTTGGAGCGGCCCGGCGCGACCGACAGGCCGAGCAGGCGCACACGCGCGACGTGCAGGCGGTGCGCCTCACGGACGGCCGCGAGATCGCCGCTGATCGCCGCCTCCCACACCGCGTCCGTGAGGATGTCGAGCCGGTGCAGCTCGAGCACGCGCATCTGCTCGTCGCTCAGGTCGGCCGATCTCGCCTTGAGCGCGCGGTGGTACGCCTTGTGCGCGCCCGAGCGGTTCGCGTACCCGCAGAGCGCCGCGACCTCGTCGAAGCCCTTGCCCTGCGCCACGAGCTCGAGAACACGAAGATCGCGCAGCGCCGTCTTCGACAGCGTCCGCGGCCTGTAGTCGCTGCTGGCCATGACGGGGTCAGTCGACGAACACGACGCGCGTCGCGCCGCCGTGACCGTGGATGTGTCGTACCGAGTCGATCGACGGCCACACGACGGTTGACCGGTGCTCGCCGAGCCAGCGCACCACGGCGACGCCGTCGGAGAACTCCACGCCCTCTGCGACGATGCCGGTTCCGGAGATCCCGGACACGTCGTGGTCGCGCTGCAGCTGGAAGCGGCGGGTGGTCTGGGTCATCGGCTGACTCCTCGGGAGGCGACCGCGCCCGCCGGCGCGTCACCAGACGCGTGAGGGCTGCAGGTCCTGGATCTGGCGGCCGAGCACGCCGCCGGCGGCTGTGTTCCCGCCGAGAGGACAGTCGTCGTAGTCGGCGTGCTCGATCCGGTCCGCCTTCGACCAGGGCTCGATCGCCCGGTCGCGCGTGTGACCGAAGTGGAGTTTCTGACCCCTCAACATCGGGAGCCCACAGCGAGGACAGGGCGTGTTGTACGCCTCCTCGATCGCCAGCGCGCGTCGACGCTGGTGATCGGCGCCGTACGGGTCCGGCTGAGCCATCTGGGACCGACCTAACTTCGCGAGGGCCCCGAATGTTTCCTCCTGGGCACCATTGGTATCCCCGGGGGGAGAGAGGAAGGGGGTCGGAGGGGTCCGGGCCCCTGAGGGGGTCGAGATTTTCTGGCGGCGCGACGAAGGCCCAGCCGCATGGGCTGGGCCTTCGTGGACAGAGTTCGTCCGCTGGCATTCACGGTAACACCGGCCCGATCGAACTACAAGCGTGTCACCCGCCGGGTGTGCCGATCAGCTGAACCGCGACGCCGATGCCGGTGATGATGAGGCCAAGGACGCCGATGACGACACCGGCGATGGCGGTGCCGAGGATGATGCGCGATCGCTTCGACTCGCGCCCGAGCTCGTCGGCCTGCGCCGCCTGCAGCTCCATCGTCGCGTGAGTGCTCTTGGCGATCTCCTCGAGCACCGGGCGCAGGAGGTCGGCCGTCGTCTCAATAGGTTCTGCGATCAGCCGGCCGATGGCTTCTGCTCTCTCATCCGCCTCCTCCTCTTGACGCCGGCGCTCGGCCTCGCGCTCAGCAAGGATCCGGCTGGGCTTCATCGCAGACTCATCGAGCGACTTGGCGGCCTTCATGATCGGGTCGCCCGCGGCGGCAACCTTGGCCGGGCCTGGGCCGACAGCAGATGCCGCGCGAGCCTGCGACTCGCGGACCATCTTGACGGCAGCGGGCGATAACACGTCCACCCGGGTCTCGCGCAGCTGGCGGGTAAGCCGGGCCAGCGCTGCCCTCGTCTCGTCACTCATCGGCGCCCTTGGGCCGCGACGGATCACGTCACCCAACGTCTCGGGCCTCTCACTCGGCCCGTCGTGGTCATCGGTCACAGTTCCAAGGCTACGTCGACGCGCCGACTAGGCAGCGAGGGTGGATGACCATCGGGATCGTGTCGCGACTCGCAGGTGCGGGCGAGCGTCGGGACCGGGTAGTGCTCGCCGCAGATCGTGCACCGCCACGCATCGTCCTGCAGAGGCACCAGGTCAACGCCTCGCGCTCTGAGCGTCGAGCACCGCGGCCAGCGACCAGCCGGCGCGGGTCGACCTCCCGACGCGGACCCTCACGGCTGGCTTGAGCCCGCGGCGGCGAGCCCAGGTCTTGAACTGGTCGGTGGCCACACCGACACGGTGGGCCGCGGCCTCGGTCGAGACGATGTCCTCGGTCAGGCACTCGGTCTCAGTGGCCGGGCCGCCGAGGACGATCCCGGGACGGGGCGGGGTGGTGGTCATGGCAGCTGCCTCCGGAACGCGTCGGACACTTCGGTGATCGGTCGCATGAACGCCTCCATCGACCAGGCCTGGCGGCGGCCGTTCTCGTCGCGGCAGCGCGGGTGGTCGCAGCGGAGGACGCCCCAGGTCGGGTCCCACGGGAAGCCGATGGAGCCGCAGCCCGGGCAGGCCGCCGCCTCCCACGCCGGCCGCGGGGCCATGAACAGCAGCCGGCACGACAGGTGCCCGCACGACCAGGCGTCCTCGCACGTCGGCCCGGCCCACTTCTGCCCGGCGAACGGGTTGTGACGCTGCCGCAGCACCACCGGCTTGTCCTTGTGGCCGGTCAGGGCTCGCGCCTCCTTGTGCCAGCGGCGAACGGTGCGCTCGACCTTGCCCCAGGACCGGCCTCGCTCAGGGTGGCCGGGATCGACCAGCGCGCCGGCGACGAGGGCGTGCGTCGGGTCGTGCTCGAGCAGCAGATCGACGAGGAGCGGCAGCCCGCGCAGGGCGGCCGGACCGGCGATGTCCGACGGGGTCGCCGACGACACGGTGGTGATGCTCTTGCGGATCGGCTGGCACGTGGGGTGCTTGCACTGGCCGGCGGGGTGCACGGGGCCGATGCGCGGCTTCGACGCGACGCCTCGGTAAACGTGGAGGGGCCCGAGGTCGAGCGCCTCGCGCAGCAGGTGGTCGAAGCGGATGGCGCCGCGGTGGACCTCGTCGACGAGGTGGGCCGGGCCGGCCGCCCACGGCGCCGGTGATCCCTTCTGGCTCTTGGCCTTCGGCACGCCAGGGTCGCGCGGCGCGCCGGTGCCGGGCATGGTGATCGACGCGAGGCGGACCAGCAGGGCACGGTGAGCGATCTCCTCGTGCGAGCACCGGGCCGGGCCCTCCGTCGAGCACCGGTGGCCAGCAGGTACGTCCCGCGGGTCGTAGAACTCATCCACCAGCTGGGCCACCACCTGCGTCAGCGTCAGCGGTCCCGCCGGCTCAGGCTTGCGTGACTGGGCCACCGTCGTCCTCGCTGTCTTCGCCTTGGTCACTGGTCACCACCACGACGGCCTCGAGCACCACGAGATCTCTGGGCAGGCTGAGGCTGGGCAGGGGGCGCTCCCGCCCCAGTCCCTGCCTGACCCGGCCCGGCCCGTCCCGTCCCGGCCCGGCGTCCACCCTCGGACCACGGTGGTCCCGGCGGCGCCCCGCCGAGGGGCTCGAGGGTCGCGCCTGCGGCTGCGGCACCCTCGTGGGAGGTCGCGCCTGTGGCTGCGGCACCTCCCTGCTCGCCCGGATGCGCGCCTGTGGCTGCGGAACCTCTCGAGCTCGTGGACTGGGTCTCGAAGGGGTCGTTCGCGGCGGGCACCGGGTGGCCGAGGAAGTCCTCGACCCTCTTGCGGCTGCCGGAGGCCTTCGAGAAGTAGGGCATGGGCGGGGGTGGGAGCAGGTGGGTCTCCTTCTCGGGTCGGGGCATGTGCTTGAAGGTCGAGTTGCACTTGTGGCAGCACCGCACGTAGGTCTCGAACGTGGCCGCGGTGCCGGGGTTGAGGTGGTCGTAGGTGGCGCCGCGCCCGGAGCGGGTGTCCTTCGAGCTGACGAGCACGACACGGCAGTAGCGGCACTGGTCACCGTCGCGCAGGAGCACCCGGGCGGTGAGCTCGGGGTTGCGGCGGTCCTGGTCGCGCTGGCGGTCCCAGGCGACGTCCTCCTTGAGGCGGATGTGCCACAGGTCGTCGTCCTCGACGATGCGCCAGCGTCGAGTGCGGCCGCGGCCCTCGGCGGTCATCAGACCGGCCTCGACGGCCTGGCGCAGCAGCAGCTGGGCGCGGTCGCCGCCGATGAGCTCGGCGGTGCCGATGTCGACGACGTAGTCCGTCATGTAGCCGGCCGACATCGTGGCGCAGCGGGACACGAAGCCGAACACCTCGTTGGCCGAGCGAGCGTCGGCGCGATGGGTGCGCCGGATGGCCAGCACACGGATGTGCAGGCCGGACTTGTCGCTGGACTTGAGCCAGGGCATTCGGTGGGGTGCTCCATCGAGTCGAGGGCGTTCGAGGCGGCTGGGGTGCCTAGGGCGGCGGGTGCACGTCGAAGAGCAGGGCCTCGAGCGGGGCGGCGATCGCCCGTCCGCGCTGGATGTCGACGTAGCCGTCGAGGCTGTCCGCGAGCGCCAGCCAGAGGTCGCGCACGTCGGGGACGTCGTCGTCGATGGCGGCCCGCTCGCGGAAGTACTTCGCCTCGCTCTCGAGGGCCGTCAAGGCGCGTTCACGAGCCCGCGGGGCGCTGGTGCTGGTCATCGGCCGCCCGCCCGCTGTGCGGGGCCGTACGGGCTCTGCTGGGCCTCTCGGCCGGTGCGGCGGTCCCTCGATCGGCGAGCGTCGTCCAGTTGAGGCTGGGACGGCTCGGCGGGCTGCTGGTCGGTGAACCTGTCGAGGGTCGCCCGGGCGAAGCCTGCGTCCTCCGCGTACTCGGTGCTGTGCATGATGAAGACGCCGGGGTTGCGCGGGAGGATCCGGGTTCGTGGGCCGCTGCCGACGACGATCGAGTCGTGCAGGGCGTTGGCAGGGTGCTCGAGCAGGATCTGGGCGACCCGCTCGAGCTGCCAGCCCTCCATCTGCCACGCCTCGTCGATGAACAGCGGGTGCGCACGCAGCCGGGCCACCTCCGCCGCCAGCTGGCGACGCCGCTCCTCCGTAGCGCGTTGAAGCTGGCGGCTGGCTCCGAGGATCGCCGCGTTGAGGCGGTGCCAGTCGTCCTCGTCGCCGAGCTGCTCGGTGACCGCGGCGTACATGCTGCTGAGGCTGGCCCAAGGCCGTCGGGCGATGTCGGCGCCGTAGTACTCGCCGCCGGTGTCGACCTCGTGAGAGCCGTCGGCCGACCACGACGCGGCATCGACCCCGCCGTTCCACTCGACGTAGTCCTCGAGGGCGGCGTCGATGTCGTCGAGGACCTCGTCCGCGCCGCTCACGCCGACAACCTCCGTCGCTCGGCGAGCGGGATCACGTTGTCCGGCACGGTCTCTGGGACCAGGTGCCGCACGACGTCCGCCGCGAACGAGGGGCACGCCTCGTGCGAGCAGTAGCAGACCGAGCCAGGGCAGTATCGGCCCGGCGCCGCCTTCGGGTCCTCAGCACACGTGGGGCAGCTCTGCGCGGTCTGGGAGGCAGCGAGCGTCATCGTCCCCGACCCGGATCTGGAAGGCGCGGAGTGGGCGAGTCGATCCATGACCTGTCCGGAGGTGGTTGGGCAAGCGGGGTGTCGCCCACTTGGCCCAGGTGGTCCACCCGCTCGTTGAGTTCGGCCAGGAGGATCCGTCGACCTCTGCGGAAGACCACGTGCGCCGGGGCGAACTCCACGCTCGTGACGTCGTGAATCTCGCAATCCCGCCCGTTCGTCGGGTCCGTGTAGATGAAGTCAGCCATCAGGTGATCACCCCGGCGCGGATGCCGGTGCGGACGATCTTGCGGTTCAGCAGACCGAGCGCCTCGCCGCGGTGGCCGGTCAGGTGCTCGACGGCTGCGAGCGCAGTCAGGGCGACGTCGAGGAGCTCGTCGACGACGTCGTCCATCGAGCCGGCGACGCCCTTGCGCGGGTTCTGACCCGTCACACCTATGTACGCGGCCACCACCTCGCCGCACTCCTCGGCGATCTTCGCTACCCGGGCCCAGGTGACCACCCCGGGTCGAGGTCGGCGTTGCCAGCGTCGATCCACTGTGAGAGAGCGACGAGCGCAGCGGCGTGAAGTGAGTCCAGTGCGGACACGCCTGCGTCCCCGGCGGGGGGACGGGGGACTTCGGCGCGTCCGGACGGCTTCGGGCGGTATCCGTGGCCGGGCGGCGGAAGTCTCACGGGGTGGCTCCCGTCGCGGCGAAGGGGTCAGGGACGACGCGCAGGCCCGTGCGCGGCGCGGCCTCATCCCACTCGGGGTCGTCAGCTGGCGGCTCGGAGATCTCCTCGACGGCCGGCCCGGGCTCGGCCGGGGCCTCCTCGACGTCTTTGTCGTCGATGGCGTCCGGGTCGTAGAAGTCCAACGGCATCTGGCCGGCGCCGGCCTTCACGAGGGCGGCGACGTCGGCCTTCCAGAGGCCGTTGCGCTGGATGACCCCGAGGAACTCCTCGACGTCGTGGCCGCGGGTGCGGCCGACCCACTCGCCCTCGCCGTTCCGCTCGACCGCGAGGTGCGAGAGCTCGTGGTCGACCAGGGCACGCTTCTGCTCCGGCTTCATGCCCTCCCACAGGTCCTTCGGGAACTCGAGCACGAACAGCGGGACGCCGACCGACTCGTCGTCGACGAGGAACTGCGACAGGCCGGCGATCTTGCGCGCCTTGCCGAGGATGGCCCGGCCGCGCGCGACGGCGTGCACGTCGCGGAACACGTAGAGGATCTGGGCGTGCTTGAGGTCCTCGTGCTGCTTCACGTCCGCGATCAGGCGGTCCGCGATCGGCTTTACCTGGTCGGTGGCCCACTCCCACTCGACGCTCACAGCTCGGCTCCTTCGGTGTCGGGGAAGCGGATCTGGCCGGTGTCGTCGTCGCGGACGACGCGGCCGGTGCGGACGAGGTGCTCGTGGGCCTCGCGCAGCGCGCGGGCCTCGTCGTCCCAGAAGGTCGGCGCCTCGATCCCGGCGTCGAGCAGGTGCCCGAGCTGGGTCAGTAGGTCGAGGGCGTCGGCGAGCTCGAGCGAGCGGAAGAGCGGGATGTCCCATCGGACGAGGGGGACCCGGTCTCCGTCGGTGATGTCGCGGCCGAGGTCGACGTCGAGCCGAGGGTGCACGTGCAGGAGGCCTCCCCAGCCGTCGACGCCGACGACGACGTGCAGGGCGTCCCGGTGCGGTGCGGCACCGTGCTCGAAGACCGTGGCATTCGTCCGGTCGGCCTGCTGCACGACCCTGCCGGCGAGCACTGCCAGGTCGTGCAGGTGGGCCTGTTCCTCGTCCGCGAGCGCGACGACGGCCTTGACGAGGCGGTCGAACTCGTCGGCGGTGACGGGGATCGGAAGGGCGTCGTCGATGGCCGCGCAGTACTTCGCGATGCGGGCGGCCTGGGCGGTGATGGCCGCGACGTCGTCGGGGGCGGTCTGGGTGGTCATCGGCGTGGGCCCCTCGAGACGATGAGGATGCCGAGGAGAGCGCAGAGCACGGTGACGACGGCGCTGCCGACCGTCATCGGTGAGGTGAAGAACATCGCGAGGGCGACGCCGACCGCGGCGAGCACGATGAGCACGAGGCAGGTCAGGATCTCCATCAGGCGGTCTCGTCCGGTCCGCCGAGCTCGTCGTCGGCCGGCCCGTCGGCCGGCTCATCGGCGACGGGCCCGTCGACGTTCCACCTGGCGGATCCCGACTGGGAGTACTCCGTGCCGGTGAACCGGTCCCGCTCCCAGTCGGACCACGGGTAGCCGTACGCCGTCAGGGTCGCGGTCCAGGCGCGGCCGGGGGCCCCGTAGGTGTGGAGCCCGGGGTAGGGGTCGACCTTCCGCAGGCTCGTCTCGCCGGCGATGTGGGTCGCGATGTCAAGGGCGAGGACCAGGGCGTTGACGTTGAGCCCGACGAGGGCCTCTCCGAGCGCTTCCGCGAGGTCGTCGGTCTGCTGCTCCTCGTCGGTGCCCTTGACGACCTCGGGGACGGGTGCCCCGAGGATGTCCAGCATCACGCGGGCGCCCTTGAGGTCCCGGGCCCAGGAGACGTCGAACTGGAAGGCGTCGACCACGAGGGCCTGCAGGCGAGTCCGGACGACGGCGGGGTCGGAGACCTTCGCCAGCTGGTCGCGCAGGAACGTGGCCCGCGCCTCGGCGGCCGCTCCGGCGCTCTTCGTCAGCTCGTCCTTGAGGGCGGCCAGCTCGGCCTCGGCCTTGAGCTCAGCCTTGGTCTTCGTCGGCTTGGGCTTCGGGTGCAGCTTCGGCTGGGTGCACCCGTGGACAAGCTTCTTCCTCGAGTACTCCGTCACCCAGTAGGTGGCCCGGCCGGGGCAGTCCTTGTGCGTCCGCTGCTCGGCGGCGTCGATCTTGCCGTCGTCCCCCAGGTGCGCGGGAAGTTCGGCAGCAGGTCCTCGAGGTGCTTCGACCCCTTCGGCTGGTTGGCGAGGACGGTGACGCCGGCCTCGCTGAGCTTCTCGAGCCGGACCGCGAGCGCCGCGGCCTCCTCGCGCTCCCGGCGCGCGCTGTTGAGGGTGAAGGTGTAGTTGTTCGAGCCGACGGCCTTGAGGAGCGTCTTCTGGGCCTTGGGGTCATCGTCGAACTCGGAGATCTCGAGGGCCTGCTCGATCGTGACCTGGTGGGCCTGCAGCGCCGAGCGGGCGGCCTCGCCGATCTTCGCGAGCTTGAGGCGGTCGCGGATCCGGGTCGCGGGCTGGCCGACCTTGGCGGCGAGCGCCTTCTGGGTGAGGCCGTCGATGTCGAGGAGGAGCTGGTAGGCGTCGGCCTCCTCCACGGGGGTGAGGTCGACGCGCTGCAGGTTCTCGACGAGCATGGCCTCGATCTGTGCGCCGCGGGTCGTGAGGTCCTCGCGGATGAGGACTGGCACCGTGGTGAGCTTGGCCTTCTTCGCCGCGGCGAGGCGGCGGTGGCCGGCGATCAGCAGCCAGGTCGCCTTGCCCATCGACCGGGCGGTCATGCCGGTGTGCGGCGGGGCGACGACGAGCGGCTCGAGGAGGCCGACGGACTCGACCGAGGCGGCCAGGTCGGTGACGTCGCCGACGTCGAGGCGGACGTTGTCCGGGTGGGCCTTGACCTGCGAGAGGGCGACGTGCTCGAGGCGGGTCTGCGCGGTCGGGGTGGTGGCGGTGGCGGTCATGACGGTGGTGCTCCTTCGGCTGTGGTTCGGCTGGGGTCGCGACCGGTGTCGAGGGTCGCTGCGAGGCGCTCCGCGAACGGGCGCCAGGCGGTCGTGGTGGGGAGCTCGTCGAACAACGCCTTGAGGTCCTCGAGCATCTGCGGGACCTGCGCCGCGGCGAGGTGGCGGGTGTTGAGCCGGAGCATCCCCATGTGGGTGCGCACGACGAGGACGGTCATCCCGCGGCACCGGCGGCCCGAGGTGCACGAGACGTTGTCGAGGGCCTGGAAGCCGGGCTGCTCGGCGAGCCGGCACTGGCACGCCGGGTCGACGTGGTCGATCGCCTTGCACCAGGTCCGCACCTCGTCGGCGAGCGCCGTCAAGCGCAGACGCATCCGCTCGTCGCTCTTGGTGCTCACGCGGCCCTCCCCATGAATCGGCCGCCATTGGCGCGAGCTCGGCTGCGGGCGTGGCACTCCCGGCAGCGGACGGCGTTGCGGGTCACCTGCTTCGAGCAGTCGGCGCAGGGGTGGGTGCGAGGGCGAGGCGGCTTGAGCCACGTCCGGCCGCGCAGCTGCTCGAACCGGTTGGCCAGGTCGGGGCGCTCCGCCCGGTACAGGGCCCGGGCGATCGACTCAGGGCGCATCCCGAGGTGGGAGGCGATCGACAGCGGCCGGTCCCCGAACCCCAGGAAGTGCTCGACCTCCTCGACGACGACGGCGCGCGGCGTCATCCGGCTACCTCCACGAGGTCCTGCTCGTGACCCTCGACGGGCTGCCCGCAGACGCGGCACTGGCCCTCGTCGAGGGAGCGCCGGTAGGCGTGGCGGGACTCGTCGGCGCGGATGACGTGCTCCCAGCACTCACCGCACCCGGTCATCCCGATCTGTCGTGCACCGCGACCGTGCTCGTTGAGGCAGCGTGCTCGGACGCGACCGGCGAGCGGGTGCTCCGCGCCGAGGTGGAAGCGGTAGGTGGCGTGGGGGCGAGCTGTGCCGGCCCGGGCACGGCCGACGGTGCTCGCCTGGGTGACGCCCATCTGGCCGGCCTCGACGAGGTCCTGCTGCTCGGTCGAGAGGTTGAGCAGGGCGAGGCGGTTACTCACGAACGAGTCGGAGCGTCCGATCCGCTTCGCGAGCTCCTGGCCGGTCCAGCTCTTCGAGACCTTGAGCCGGTTCAGCGCCCGCGCCTCCTCCATCGGTGAGAGGTCGCGCCGCTGGCCGTTCTCGATGAGCATCGCCGCGAGCACGTCGTCGGGACGGAGGTCCTTCGAGACGATGACCTCGGTGGAGGCGTGGCCCAAGCGCTGCAGCGCGGCGAGGCGGCGGTGGCCGGCGACGACGACCAGGGCGGCGCCGTGGCGGCGGACGACGATCGGCTGCAGGAGACCGGACTGGCGGATCGACTCTGCCAGCTCGTCGACGTCGCCGAGGTCCTCGCGCGGGTTGTCCGGGTCCGGGTGAACGTCTGCGAGCGCCACCGTGACGAGGGTGCGACCGGTCATCGCCTCGGCGGCCGCGGCCGGCTTCTCCTGGGCGGCCGCGCGAAGCTGCTCGAGCGAGGCCCGCATCGCCTCGGTGTCGGGGTAGCCGTGGGTGCGGGCGATCTCCGCGGCGTGCGGGTAGGACAGCCCGGTGACCTCGGCGGCCTTCGCCACGGACTGGCGCAGCGCCACCTCCACGAGGCGCACCTCGAGCTCCTGTGAGACCGTCGCGCGCTTCACGACCGGGCTCCGTTGAGGCTCACTGGCGCTCACCCCGGCGGCGGGCGGCGACGAGGGTCACGATGCCGGCGAAGAGGATGGCACCGCCGAGCAGCGCCGTCAGCTGCACGTCCTGCGGCCCGGTGGCCGCGAGTTGGGCGCGCTGCGTGACCGCCGGCGCCGGGCTCGTCGTCGACGACGTGACCGGCAGCTGGGTGGCGCTCGTGCTCGTCGACGGGCTGCTGCTCGAGGACGACGTCGTCGACGGTGTGCTGGTCGGGGTCGACGACGGCGTCTCGGACGGGGTCTCCGTGGGCGTGGGGGAGGGCGTCTCGGACGGTGTCGGCGACGGGCTCGGCGTCTCGGACGGCGTTGGGGTGCCGCTCGGGGTCTCCGTGGGCGTGGGCGTCGACGAGGGCGTCTCGGACGGCGTCGGGGTGCCGCTGGGCGTCACCGACGGCGTCGGCACCGACACGGTCTCCGACGGGGTGGGGGTGGGGCTCGGCGAGGGAGTGCTCGAGCATCCCGGGCCGGGCGGCAGGAACTGGTGGCTCAGGTAGACGGCCTGGTCCTCCGGGACGCCGCCGGCGATGGTCAGCAGCCCGTCGTCGTCGAGGGCGTCGACGACGCGCCGGTCGTGGTGGGTCTCGTACCGGTAGGTGTCGACCTGTCGCCACGAGCACTCGACGACCTCGACGGTCTGGGGCCACCAGTCGCCGAACGGATCCGTCGTCGGGTCGATCCCGGCCGGCAGGTACCAGGTGCGGGTCGTGGTCTCGCCGTGCCCGGTCGCGAGCGCGGGGACGGCCGTGGTGAGGGCGCCGACGACCAGGAGGAGCGTCGCGGCGAGGATGCGGGTGCGGTTCATCGAAGGTCCTGACTGGTGGTGGGGAGGTCGAGTGCGTCGAGCTGGGAGCGTCCGGCTCGCTGGTCGAAGGGGGAGCGGTCCGCGCTGCGGATGAACCACCGGGTCACGAGGCCGAGGAGCACGAGGATCAGCAGCGGCAGGGCCCAGGCGTTGCCGGCGGGGTGGGCGAGGCCGAACTCGGCGGCGGCCCGGAACGCGACCACGAGCGCGAGTGCGGCGGCGACGGTCCTGGTGAACCGGACGACGAGGCGGCCGCGGCGGGTCAGGACCACGACGCACCTCCCGAGAGCGCCTTGTTGAGTCGCCGTAGGTCCTTGAGCTGCTGGAAGGTCTCCGCCCACCATTCCTCGGCAGCGAAGGTCTGATGCGCGAGCTCCGTTGCCGTGTCGGCATCACCGCGCCGCAAGGCTGCGGCGCACTGCCTGCCCAGCGCCCCGCTGCGAGACCACGCTCGCTCTTCGGCCTGCACTGCCTGCTCCACGCTCGGGCCGGCCGACACTGTCGCGGTCGTCACCACAGGTCCTTGACGTCGAGCGGCTCGCGGGCCGGGACCGGGCGTGCGCCCTCGGTCGAACCGTCGGCGAGGACCAGGACTGCGCCGAGTGGACGCTCGGCGCGGGCGATGTCGAGCGCCGAGGCCTGCTCGTCGACGCGGACCTCGAGGAGCGCGGACGACGCCGCGGTCTGGACGTAGGCGTCAGCGAGCGGGGCCGGCATCCGGAGCGCGGAGGTCTGCGCGCTGATCGTCTGCTGGCGCAGGTGGATGGCGTACAGCTCGTCGGTGGCCTCGCGGAGGGTGACCGAGTGCGCGGCGAGCCGGGCGGACAGGCGCAGCAGGCGGCGCTCGATCGCGTCGGCTAGGGCCGGGTGCTGCCTGGCGGCGGGGCGGCGGGTCGCGACGGCGGTCACGGGAGCAGGTCCTTGTCGACGAGCCAGAGGCCGCGGGCGTCGAGGTCGGCGACGGCGGCCGCTGCGAACGTGACCTTGAGCTCGGCGCGGTGGCGGAACCGGACGGTCAGGGTCTGGCCGTGGGTCTTGCCGCCGGAAGGGACGATGACGTACGCGACGCGGCCACGCATCAGGGCGGCGAAGAGGCTGCGCTGGCGGCTCGTCGAGAGGAGCTGGACCTGCACGGCGATGCCCGCGTCGGCCTCGCCCGGGCCGGGCTCACCGAGGGCGATCAGGATGTCGTCGACGTCGTCGGTGATGACCTGGGCCGCGGGGGCATCGACGTCGGCGACCGAGGGCCGGATCGGGCGGACGGTGCCCGCCAGATCGGCGGGGGAGGGGTGGTGTTCTGCGGTGGTCGGCTGGTCCATCACGGGACCTCGCTTCCTGTTCGGCTGTTCGGCTGGGGTGGTGCGGTGGTGAGGTGGTCCCCGACCAGGCGAGAGGCGTGCCCCGGAACAGAGGGGGGGACTCCGCTCGACAGGTGGCCGGTCTCGCCTGGCCGGGGACTGAGGTCGGGACGGCCGCCGCAAGGTCCTGACGGCTCGGTGCGCTGCCCCTACAGCTGCGCGTGGTGAGCCCGGACCCGACACAGGGGTGGCGGCCGCCCCGGGTCTAGGGCGGAGAGCGGCCGGGGCCGCCCGGGGCGTACCAGTCCGCGACGCGCGCGGCCTGCTCGCGGGCGTCGGCGGCCATGCACTTCGTGCACAGGCCGGACTCCACGTCGACGTGCCGGTCGGTGGCGCCGCAACGGGTGCATGGGTTCGCGACGTCGTCGAACGTCAGTTGGGCGCCGGCGGCACGCTCGACGCGCTCCTGCTCGGCGGCCTGGGCGACGAGGTCCTCGAAACCCTCCGGGCGGCGGGGTGTGTAGCCCAGCGCGCTCGACCGGCACGAGTGGTGGTTCTTGAAGCGCTGCCCGCACAGGTCGCACCGCACGAAGCCGTGCGCGTCGACCCGGGTCACGGTGGCCATCACCGCTCGCCCCTCGCCACGAGCCGCGCTACCGTGCGCAGACGGCGCCGCAAGGAGCGCCACCGGAGAGCGGAGACGCCATGTGGTTCTGCGTCGACAGGTACACCTTCGAGATCTCGACCGCCGAAGGTGCCGAGCTCATGGACAAGGTCCGGGACAGCGAGCGCAACGGAGTCGCGGTCATGGTGGATCTTGGCGACGGCCAGACCCTCCGAATCCCGGGCGGTTCGCTCGTCGCGCTGCTCAACGACCGCCCCGACGGTCTGATCGCCCTCGACTGAGGAGCGACGGAACAGCAGGTCGCTGACAGCGCCATTGCCGTCGATCGGGCGAATCCGGTCCTCGACTCGAATCCACACCATCAGGACCGCCCCCCTGCGACCCGTGTGCGGGGCACGGCCCGCTCGCCGCGGTCCACGACGGCCTGACACGTCGCCCGGTACAGCTGGCCCAAGCGGGCCGGCGGGGGGCCGTGCTCGGCCCGCACTCGCTCCCACCACTGCGCCGCGGTCTCGACGTCATTTACAGTCGAACGCTTGTTCGCCTGCGGGCCGTGGGTGGTCTCGCTTACGGTGACCATCACGCCGCCGCCATGTCGCTCGCGCGGCCGAGGAGGGTGGGGACGGTGACGTGCAACGCGTCGCAGATCAGGAGCGTGTCCAGCAGGCCAAGGGGGCTCTCGCCGCGCAGCTTCCGCGAGAGAGACGGCTGCGAGATCCCGGTGACGGCCGACAGCCGCGTCACGTTGACGCCCTGCCGACCGAGCTCTGCGCGGATCTCCGCGAGGACTGCTGGGATGAACTGCTCGGGCGTCATGCGGTACAACATAAATGCGAAACTGCATAAGTACAAGTACCCTGATCGGATTTCTTCCCGACGTGCCAGACTCATGGGCGTGCCGAACGCAGCGAAGCAGCGCCTCATGGACGTCGAGATGCGCGTGATGAAGCAGATCGACGACGCGCGGAAGGCCTCAGGGATGAGTCAGGAACAGCTGGCCGAACTCATCGGGGTGTCCCAGGGCCAGGTCTCTCGGATGCTGGCTGCGAAGTCGCCAGCGAGCTTGGCCGAGACGATCAAGCTTTGTGATGCTGTTGGGCTCGATCTAGCCGCCGTGGTTGCTCGCGCCGAGAGCAGCGCTGGTTAGCGGGGGCGGGCAGGCCAGTTGAGTCACAGCCGGATTGCGGATGCGAAGGGGAATGCCTATGGCCGATCAGGACTGGCGCGAGGTGCCGTGGCACAAGCGGACGAAGGAGCAGCGCCGCGCCAGGTTCGCCGAGGCCGAGGCTGCGCGTAAGGAGAAGTTCTCGGGCCAGCGCGCGGCGTTGGCAGAGCAGAAGCAGGCCGTCGACGAGACCTGGGCTCGCAGTCGCTCGGAGGGTGCCGCTCGACCTCAGAAGGTGGCGCGGTCGCGACGGGACCCGAACGTGCAGGCCTACCGGGCGCTGCGAGCGCAGGCGTGGATGTCGAACATCCAGCTCGGGCTGATGCTTGCGCCGATCGTGATTGTGCTGCCGGTGGTCGTCGGCTTTGTGATCTTCGTGCTCGTGAACTGAGCAGGGTCACCATCGCGGGCGCACGTCAATCAGGTTGGGGTCGAACGTCTTCCGGCCGCGAGCCTGCGGGCCGGCCTTGAGGATCCTCACGGTGACGGCCTCGGCAAGGAGGGTGCGCTGCTGGCCGAGGTCCATGCCCCTCCACATCGCGATGGGATCCGACAGGTCCAGCGACGCCAGGAACGGCGGTCTCCGCAGCCGGCGCGCGCGCTGCTCGGCCTCCTCGATCTGGGGGAGGAGCTTGGCCTCGATCCGGGCGAGCGAGACCAGCGAGACCGCGCCATCGGCGGCGCCGTCGACGAAGCCGCGGAGCCGCGCCCGGAGCGCGGTCACCTCGGCCTCGGCTTCGAGGAGCTCGGGGGTGGCCGTGTCGGGGTCCGGGGTGTCGAGGTTGGACAGGACGAACATCAGCCGCTCGACGACGTGCTCATCGACGGGGATGCGCCGACGGGTGACCTTGGAGCAGTACTTGCAGGCGTACGTCGAGAAGCCGCGGTCGGTGTGGTGGACCATGGGGCCGCCGCACTCACCGCACTTCGCGATGCCCGAGAGCAGCTGCTTCACGGCGCGGTCGATCCGCGGCTGTCCCGCGCTGACGTGCTGCAGCACCGCCTGGGCCTGCTCCCACGTGTCGCGCTCGACCAGGCCCGGCCACTGCGCCTCGCCGATGACCTCGCCCCGGTGCACCCGCAGGCCGGCGTACGTGGGGCGCTGGACCATGCGCTTGACCGACGCCGGCAGCCACCCCGCCGCCCCGGACCGCTTCAACGGCGGTCGGGGCGTCGGCACGCCGCGCGCGGTGAGGTCGGCCGCGATCCGGTAGATCGGGTCGCCGGCGACGACCCGCCGGTAGATCTCCTGCACCACCGGCGCGGTCTCTTCGTCCGGGACCTGGCGCAGCAGCTCTCCAGTGGTGTCGTCGTAGACCCGCCGGTACCCGTACGGCAGCCGCCCGACGGGGGAGCCCTCGAGCGCCCGCGAGCGCATCGTGCGCTGGATCCGTTCGCTGTTGCGGGCGGACTCGTCCTCGGCGAGGAGTGCGTCGAGGCCGGTGCGGAACCTGTCGGCGCGCTTGGCCAGGTCGTAGACGGTGCCCATGTAGCCCCACGAGACGTTGTTCTCGGCGCAGAGCCGGCGCAGGTCGGTGTAGGCCTCGAGCGAGCGGGTGGCGCGGGAGTGCTCCCACGTCAGCAGGACGTCGATCCGACCGGAGGATACGAGCTCGACGAGGGCGTCCCAGCCGGGGCGGGCCGTCTTGGCGTAGCGAGAGGCCGAGCCGGTCTCGCGGATGACCTCGACGACGTCCCAGCCCTCGCGGGCAGCCCACGCCAT